AAATCGCTTGTCAGGTCAGGCACTGAGAGACAAGGTTTTGAATGGGCTTTTACTTGAGGCTGAGGGATGCGGTCAAGACGGTGCAAGGATCAGAGCTTGGGAGCTGATCGGCAAGCTCGACGGTGTTGATGCCTTCGGTGCATCCAAAGTTGAGACCAAGCAGATCAACATCGACAGCTCAAAAACTGCGTTAGAGCAAGCGGTGTCCGACGCATTAGAAGACCCGACTGTGACTAACCTACTGAAGTTTAAAGCTGAGTAGTCTCAGTAGCAGTGAGACCTGATCTGTGACTAGTCAGATGGGTCAGGGTTAAAAAGGTTTTGCTGTCCAAAAAAACTAGGGGGGACTTACCCAGCAGATCCCGGCAACTTATCATCACCCCACACCCCCCTAAACTGCTCGCGTTCATTTTCCTTATACATTGAGTTTTCCTCATACAATCTGCAAATTCCTCAAAATAAGCCAAAAAAAATTATAACAAAAAAAATTCAATTAGTGACTTGCTTATCTCTAATAATGCTGTAAGGTGTCTCTAGATGTGTCGTTATTTGGTCCTCCCCCAGATAATCAATACATCACCCCTTTTAGAAGGGTAGCTGACTTTGGGGTGGTGCTTGTCTCCTTTCTCTCTCGCCACCCCATTTTTACCGGAGGACATAAAATTAAAACAAGAGCAGTTTATATAGATGAGAACGACACCTTCAATTACGACCCAGACGTGCTTATGCCTTGGTACAAGGAGTGCCATGAGTTTTTGGAGTCCCAGAATCCAGATCCTGAAGATGTGTTTTTCTTGATATTTTTAATGGGATGTGAGGCCGCACTCAGATGTCAACAACAAGAAGAAACCCACCACTAAACGGTGTTGAGATTAGCGTTACTGAAGATCAGGTCGCTCGGACATATGCTTTACGGGCGACAATGCCGGATCAGATACACAAATCATTCACAAAGGGCAAAAGCACGATCTTTGGGTGTGCTGGAGAAATCATTGTCTCGGACTACTTTGGCGGAGAGCTGAGGCAGAACAAAGACTATGACATGATCCTCACCAAAGGTGGCATGAGTAGAACTCCGTTTTGCAACATAATTAACACTGCAATGAACATGAATGGCGGTCAGGTTCGATGCGAGATTAAAACGAAGAAAACAACGGTTGCCCCTAAAGAGGATTACGCAAATTCGATTGCCCGATTTTCCGCCCATCAGGATTGTGACCTTTATATCTTTGTCCGCGTTCTTGAAGACTCGACGATGGCTTGGATTACAGGTGTTGTCCCTTCCCCCATGTTTTACAAAAACGCCACCTTTCACCAGCGAGGGGAAAAGGATCGGTCGAACAATTTCACCTTCCATGCAGATTGCTGGAACATGTCAATTAAGGAGAGCTTAGAGCTATGTTAAAAGCAGATGGTTTTGATGACGCAATTGTAGGGGCTGGCAATGTCCACGGCAAGGATGACGTTCTTATATACTCGGCAGAGAAGTGTATCGACGTTCTTGTAAAGCGGGACGGGATGACGCGAGAGGACGCTCAGGAGTTCTGCGAGTTCAATGTCTTTCAAGCGTATATGGGCGAAGGAACCCCGATATTCATGTGGGAGCATGTTGAGGATGATTTCCTACCAAGCTTTTTAGTTACGCCCGTTCCTAATGAGGGAAAAAATGAAGCAAACGTACAACATAAGGATTGATACGGGAGATCTGGAAAGACTTGGAAAGCTTTCCAATCAAATGACAAGGGAGAGAGGGAAGTATGTCTCTAAGGCGGAAATCATTAGAACAGAAATATCTAGAAGAATTAAAGAAGAAGAAAGTCGAGGTCGAAGACTCTAAAGTCACAAGCCATATTTTAAATAAGGTTTGTGAGAGATGCAGTGATGCAATTTGGCCTTCTCTCTCATTTGACGCTGGAAAGACTTGGTACTGCTATGGACATAGACCAGATGCAACCGAAGAAGACATTGCAAAGCAAGACGAAAAGATTACCAGACACCGTGAGCGACTACAGATGGGGCGGAATGAGGCTGTATTGGATACTGTGCGCTCCAAACCCGCCCGAAGAGCCACGGCTTACGGACCTGTTGAGGATGACACACTGGATCGATGGACATGGGCGATTTGATGACGGAATTTGACATAGATAGGGAGTGGGCAATGTTTCATACCAACGGAAAAAATAATGCTTGGACGATGGCGCTGGAAGAAGGAAAGAAAGAAAGATTGGAAGATATGGTCAACTCCCCTAATCATTACGCCTCATCTCACATCGAGTGCATCGACGCAATGGAAGCCATGATGGATCAGGGTCGCCCACCAATGGTAAAGATGACTGGTCATATGTATTATTGCTGGTCTACCATTTTTAAATACATCTGGAGGTGGCCTTTTAAGAAGAACCCAGTCGAAGACCTTAAAAAGGCAGAATATTACCTGAAAAGACTAATTGAACGCCTAGAAAATGCAGATTGAAGCAATTATGCCACTTTTATACACAGAGACCCGCCAAACACTGTATACATGTAGTATAGAACAAGTGTTTTAGGACTACCGTGACGAGTATTGATCAAGTTTTAAAAAACTTAGACCGTCTCCCTGACGAACATAAGGCAGCAATATCCAAGGCTTTACTGACGTACAACAAAGCCAAGTCGATTGAAAAAGCCCGAACAAATTTTCTTGCGTTTGTAAAGCACAACTGGCCCATTTTTATGGAGGGGCCGCACCATAGAATTATGGCTGAAAAGTTTGAGGAAGTTGCAAAAGGTAAGTTAAAAAGACTTATTATTAATATTGCCCCTCGGCACGGAAAGTCGGAATTAACGAGCTGGTTATTGCCAGCGTGGCTATTAGGTCAAGACCCAGCACTGAAGGTTATTGCCGCCACTCACACAACAGAGTTTAGTCAGAGGTTTGGACGAAAGGTCAGAAACCTTATTGACTCAGAATCTTTTAAAGATGTGTTCCCAGACGTGACGTTGAGGGCTGACTCGAAAGCCGCCGGCAGATGGGACACGAATGGCGGAGGAGAGTACTTCGCCATTGGCGTGGGTGGAGCTATGACTGGTCGAGGAGCCGATTTGCTCATTATTGATGACCCCCACTCAGAAGCGGCGGGTATCAACCCAACACCTGAGTATTTTGACGGTGTTTACGAGTGGTACAGCTCCGGCCCACGCCAGAGATTACAGCCCGGAGGGGCTATTGTGATAGTAATGACTCGTTGGAACCAATTGGATCTAACGGCTCAGATAACAAGAACGAATACAGAAAGAGAAGGTTCCGATAAGTGGGAAGTGATTGAACTTCCAGCTCTTTATGAAGACGGAACACCTCTTTGGCCTGAGTTTTGGCCTAAAAAAGAACTTGATGCGCTTAAAGCGGAACTCCCATTGGGGAAATGGTTAGCTCAATATCAGCAAACACCGACAGCCGAAGAAGGCGCATTAATAAAAAGGGAATACTGGAAAGAGTGGGGAAGCATTAAACCCCCTCAATGTAATTTTATAATTCAATCGATAGATACCGCCCACACCACGAATGCAAGGTCGGACTATTCTGCAATCACAACGTGGGGGGTCTTTAATCATCCAAATGAGGCTGGTGACAATGTTCCGCAAATTATACTCTTGGATTCTGTCAATGAAAAATTGGAGTTTCCAGACCTTAAAAGAAGGACTTACGAGCTTTATTCTCAGTTTGAGCCTGATGCTTTTCTTATCGAAGCTAAAGCGGCGGGTCTCCCTCTTATTCAAGAGCTTAGAAGCATTGGTATTCCCGTGGTGGATTATACCCCTTCTCGCGGACAAGATAAGCTCTCTAGGGTCAATGCTGTCTCGGATATCTTTTCGTCGGGCTTGGTCTGGCATCCGCCAACGCGGTGGGCGGAACAAGTCATAGAGCAATGTGCTTCGTTCCCAAACGGGCAACATGATGACCTCGTTGACTGCACAACACTCGCTTTAATGCGATTTCGACAGGGTGGTTTTTTAAGACTTCCAAGCGATTGGGAGGATGAGGAACCTCATTGGTACAAAAAATCACGTTCTTATTACTAGGTAACAAATGGCAAAATCCCCCGCATGGCAAAGAAAGGCTGGAAAGAACCCCAAAGGTGGTCTGAATGCAAAAGGTCGTGCCTCTGCGAAAAAGCAAGGGATGAACCTGAAGCCACCTGCTCCTAAGCCCAAAACGAAGAAAGATGCGGGAAGAAAAGCAAGTTTTTGCGCAAGAATGAGCGGAATGAAGAAGAAATTAACGTCAAAGAAAACAGCTAACGACCCAAACAGTCGTATTAATAAATCATTAAGAGCTTGGAAGTGTTGAAATGAGTTTATATAAAAATATCGCAAAAAAGAAGGCCAGAATTAAAGCTGGAAGTGGCGAAAAGATGCGAAAACCCGGAACGAAGGGTGCGCCAAAGGCAAAAAACTTTATAGATGCAGCAAAAACAGCAAAAAAACCTAAAAAGAAGGTAAAAAAGATGTCTTACGGCGGTAAAGTCAAGAAGATGTACTAATGGCGGTCGAAAAGTCTCTCGAACAACAAATAGTTGACGGCGACGAGTCACTAGAAGCAATGAACGTGACAGTTGATGCTCCCAGCATTGTAACTATTGACGGGTCAAACGTTACGGAGGCAGAGGATGGTAGTGTCGAAGTAGATTTTAGTAACGGAGAAAAATCTTCATCTGACGTATTTAGCGATAATTTGGCTGAATTTATGGATGAAGAAGACCTTGATTTGTTAAGTTCTGACTTAATGGCTCTTTTTGATGACGATAGAGCCTCCAGAAATGAGTGGGAAACTACATATAT